CAAGTTTATCCAACAAGGCTTAGGGACTCTTAGCCTTGAATCCTTCTTTCGTCTGGACATCAAGATATGACCCCGATGCTGTAAACCTACGGGTTACGGTAATGTCCCCTAAGTCCAAGATAATCCGTGCCGATTCTTGTCCGTCCCGTATCGGTTTGTCTGGTATCTCCTCCTTGCCGCCTAGTGCCATTACAATGGAATCCAAAATGCTTGTCTTACCAGCAGCATTTTTCCCCGTAACAAGCACTACATCTTCTTTCGGCTCGATATGCACTGCCTTGATTTTCTTGATATTCTCAGCAGTCAAACTAACTATCTTCATAATCCTATCCTTTCCTTCCCATTTTCCTCATTATCGGTTGACGCAATGTATCCGAAGTATCATAGCTCTTTTTGCCCTTATCGCTTTCCGGTGCAGGTCTTATCGGTCTCATTACTGGATAAAATTCCAGCCCAAACTGAAACATCAACGCAGATGCCTCCGACAATAACATATCATCGCTGTTTACCCTTCTCCTTATGGTTGTGACCGGCCACCCCAGACGTATCGCCAGTTCCCGATACGAAGTCTTGTGTTCTCCCATCAGACTCCTGATGTCCTGCGCCACTTTCTGCCGCACTCTCTCGTAAGCCGCCGTCATTCTCCTCTGGTTGATTTCCGTCTTGTCCTTCCTCATTGCCCATCTTCTCCTCAACTGCACTAGCAAATTTGAAGCATATTTCGTAGGTAGAATCCTGCGCTATGATAACCTGCCCTTCAGGGGTAAATCCCACGGTCTTATCCTTCATTCCCATAAAACCGGCAGGAACTATCGTAATTGGTTGGCCGTGTTTCATTCCCTTGTTTCCTCATCTTGCGTAATCACTATTCTCGTTTCCAAGTCAGTAACTGATTTAATTTCTGCCTCAAAAGACTCCAGACCAGAAGTAAGCTCGGAATAGGCTACAGTAACTTCACTACATAAAGTTACAGGCAAATCAGGAGAGAATTTTGCTAAGGCTCCAATTAGTTGTCCAACAGTCATTGCCATTTGCTTTCCTTTCCTTTCCTTGTCAAAATCGGGGTGGGCTATCTGATTGTATCAGCCTAACCCACCCCATCTGCTGAGGCTTTTCATTATGTAGTATATCATAGATTCCTAGCATTGTCAAGCAAAAAATAAAAATTATTTGCTATTTCTTTCTCGCCCTTTTAATGGCACGGGAGAGCCTTTTCGACCCAATCTGCTTCTTGGGAATCTTTGCCCCGTTCCTACGGGCGACATCGAGGGCAATAGCTACAGCCTGCTTCTGAGGCTTGCCGCTATTTACCAACTCCCTGATGTTCTTCGATACGGTTTTCTTCGATTTGCCTTTAAGTAATGGCATCATTTATCCCTTCATAGTAATTCGGGAATCACATCCAAATATGGCCTCAGTGCGCACCCTAACATCAGGTGAATCATCATCGTCCCTACCTTCCTCCGCACCGAAGGGTCGTGTCGTTTCAGGGGAAGCCACAGCAGATGCAACCCATATTTCGCCGAGGCCACGGCCAGCCTGTGCAGTGCCAGTTCCGGCATCTGGAGTTCAGGAGTTGGTGTTACCGTCTCCACTGGCGATGCCTCAATCATCAGGTAAGGATACTCCACAGCCGACAGCTTCCTGAACGATTTGGCCTGCCTGACCATATCGTTGGTGTCCATCATATTCTTGTATATCTCAAGTATGCTTCCTTTGCGCTCGATAACACAACACTCTGGAAACTCCTTGAGCCGATAATCTCCACAATCCAACTTGGTATTCTCCACCAACACTGCAATCATAATGTTCTTGGAAGCAATCTCTGGGTGGGGAATCAGGATATTGTCGGGAAACAGCACCGGATACTTCTCACGGGTATCGACCTGAACCGTAATGCTCGTTGGTATGTTATATCTCTGGTGAACATCAGTTGCCCGTTGTATCGTGCTAACACCCATATCTACACATCTCCTTCCGGTCAAATCCAAGGGGAACTGACCTGCCAACCATATCACATAGTATACCATACAGGGGCGGATTAAGCAATGCCTTTTCCACTATCCCATCAACTTCTTTTAGCTCCTCCGGTGGGCCGTCTATCAGTATCGAATCGTAAACATTGAGAGGTATGATGCTCCGCAGGTTTCTTTCCCTCAGCCTCAGCAGAATCTCAAACTGACTGCTCTGTGGTATCTGCCCCGAACCGAGGGTCTGTATTTTGAAGTTACAAATGTCATTGATTGAAAATCCAATCGCTGTGTGGTCGGCAGTAAACGACCTGCTCCACCCTGTCAAGACTTCCAGATACCCCGTCCTGCCTACCTCTGCTACTAGCTCTCCCTGCCACTGCTGGAATCGAGGGTGCATTGTATACCACTTGGTTATAATATCAGCACAGGCATTTTCGTCCAGAGCTACTCCCGAATCGTGCATCAAGGTATCCTGTAGTGCCTTTGCCCCTCCTCGGTATAGCACAAGAAAGTTCACAGTCTTGGCCAGGAATCTTTCTTCGCTGGCCTTCCACTCCTCTTTTGTTTTGCTGAGGCTTGGAAATATCATCTTGGCCGTCTCGGTATGCAGGTCTTTTCCTGTTTGGTAAGCATCTAACAACAAGGAATCCCCCGACAAAAGGGCAGCTATCCTCAACTCGATTTGGCTGAAGTCATAGCTCCGAAGGATGCCGGGGTTAAACCTAGTGGTAATACAGTTGTAGATTCTTTCGGGGGCTGTTTGGAGAGGAGGTCTCTTGCAAGTAATACGGCCTTGTTTAGTCCCACCAATACCTTTTGCTTCAGTGGCATTTGCATCTTTACCACTATAGCTTGGCACAGGATACCACGAGGGGAAGGTAATCCCGATGGCTCTACCATTTCTCTTAGCTCGAACCACTTGTCCAGCAGAGTCCGTGGTGGTGGTATTTCCGAATCGCAACTCATCGTCTATTACCATCCCTTTCTTTTTGCTATCGAGAAGCGGCCCCGTATACGTCTCGATAACCTTAGACCATTCCTCTAACCTTTTGAACGTTTCGATAGTTGGCCTCAGCAGACTATCTTTTGCCAGATATTCCAGTATCAGATTAGTATTGTTCTGCCCGAAGGCTAACTTCTTGGCCTTGGGAGTAAACTCAATTCGTTTGTCCCCAAGCAGGTTAGCCGCACCTAATCCCTGTGCTATCAATTCTCGTTTCGACTTATCTGAGCCTGTCCCCTCCGGTATTACCCCGTGATTCCGCAGATAGTTTTCGCACTCTGCACATATCCACTCGGCCTCCTCGTGGTATTCCTGTAACTTGTTCCTGTCCATAGCACAGCCGACCCGTTCCATTTCAAGGCAACACCAGACGACAGCATTTCTCATATCTGCTGAGGTCTTGGATAGTTTGGGGGATTTCTCCCCGTATCTGTCCCGTATCATTACCTGCAATTCCTCGTCCAGTGTCAGATGCGCCGCCACATCGAGGCAATTTAACTTGTGCAATCGGGGGTCATAGGGAGTTTCGGCAGGATTCTCCTCATATATCTTCTTCAAGTCCCCGTAATCTACGATGCCATACAAGGTAGTAAGTTCCTTCAACCCCTTCTCCGGTTGCTGGTCATTGTAAAGGAATGACAGAATCATCGTATCATCTACTCTCAACCACTGTGGGCTAATCCAGTATCCTAGAAGGGGGTCAGCATAGGCCAAATACAACAAGTCGAACTTGATGTTCTGCCCACTCAAAATTGCCTTCTGCCTTACAATCTTAGCAAACCATTGGCACACATACTTGCGATGGGTCTCGTTCTCCCATACGTATAGATGGGTTCGCTTGTGTCCGTTTTCGTTGTAGCCCAAGGAAACCGTTACTATCTGGTCTTTGAAGTCAATCCCGTCAACTACCTTAGACTGCACAGGATGAAATACCGTCTGGGTCTTGCCCTTCAAAATACCATATGTCTCTATATCCAGCCCTACCCTGTCTGGTAACTCCAAAGTATCGGGGTCAGTTCCTACCTCCGGCAATGCCTGCAACTTATTGGGGATAAATTCTCCCCGCAAATATCGGGAGACCAACTCGAAGTGTGCCTGCACCGCATAGACCAAGGCAGGTTTGCGCTTGGGATGCAAAACAGCCGGATGATAGGTAAAAAATAAGACAGGGCAAGGAGAGTTCTCATTAGGTTTCAGGGAGACGCCCTCGATGCCCTGATGATGAAATGCCTCACTAAGCGATTTTAAGCCACTTATAGCCACAGTTGCGGGTTTACCACAAGCTAAAACAATGACCCGCTTGTATCGTAAAAACAGAATCCCAATGTCTGCAACAAGGTTATGTCTACATTTCCCGACCTGCCCGTTGGATACGTTAGCGTTCTGAGGAGGCTTGCACCGCGCTGCGTTAGATAAATAAACATCTGCGAAATCTGCGAAGTGAGCCGACTCAATAAACTTTCCGAGCAACTGTCCTGCATATCCTATCCAACTCTTTCCCTGCAAATCCTCATTGTAGCCGGGGGCTTCTCCCACGACCAAGAGGGCAGTATCCTTTGGTTCTGCTGGGGCTTGGAACACCCTCGTGGGAATCCCCGGACTCTGAGCAGATTCCCATAGAGAACAATCCCTGCACTGCGAACAATCTGTAAAGGCTAATTCCATATAATTGCGGGGTCGGGCTGGCAGGAGTCGAACCTGCGTGAGGAGTTACCTCTTAACCTTATCATCTATAACCGGACAATAAGAGCCATAAACCACTCGGCCACAGCCCAACCAACATCTATCCTACCACAAGATTTGGGAATGTCAAGTAAAAAATAAAAATTATTTGTAACAGATAGAGTAGACAAAAATTTGCTTTTGTCTCATATTTTGATGACTATATGTTACCGATACCACTCGGCTACTGTGGGATTCTGCTCTAAGTCTGGGGTAATTTGCCCAAGCGATGCGCCTGCCGCTACCTGCTGGAATAATGGCCGGTATTCGGCTGGCAATCCTCGAAGGATTCGTTCCAATCGAGCTACTTCACGCCGGTTACTTACGGCCTTAATGTCCTGTTTCGAGACCTGTATCTCTCCCAATTCAGGGTATCGTTTCTTCCACTCTGCCTGTATACTCTGTGCCTTGTTATTGTCGTTTTCCGTGATTGCCTGCAAATACAGTCGCCTGTATTCTCGTATCTGGTCTCGTTGCTTCAAAAGCCACTGTGCCGCCCCCTGTTCGGCAGCTACAGACGACGGAGTAAGCCCTATAGCCTTTAAGGTCAGTTGCATAGGGGTAAACGTGCCTACTAACGCCTGCTGGTCATTGTAAACAGGAATTTTACCATCAGGAGTCCTATTCTTGTAGTCTGCATACTTCCTAGATAGGTTTCGATACAATCTACGCCCCGGAACACCCCCCGGAACCATCAAAGCCCCAGCAGAAGTTAGCGATTTGGTATCTCCGCTTGCCAGTGCCTGCACAACGCTCCCCGCAACACCAGCCACAGGGGGAACGAAGGGGAAGGGATAGAAGGGAGCTTTCTCGTAGGTGGGTAGAGGTAAGGCTCCTGTCATCAAGCCTTGGCTCAAGTCAACTCCTGCTAAATTCTTTGCCCCATAATACATCGCCGTGGAAGCTGCCAGCCCTCGGCCTAAAGTTCCCAGATTGATACCCTGTTCTCCCAATCTGGTAGACCCCGCCAAGAACCCCATATACCGTAACGGGAAGTGCATAAACTGTCGGAAGGGTGGCCATACATCGAGCAAGGCGCGAGGTAATCCCAAAGGCCCGCCAACAAACTGGGTCATCTCTACTGCTCTAGCCCCAAAGCGATTTGCCGCCGCTTCGATAGCCTCAGCAGAAGAAGTTTTTAACAGTCCACCAATATATCCTTCCGACAACGATGCTCCCTTAGCCGTATAGAAGGTAGTCAACTGGTTTAGGGTTTCGGCTGCACCAAAGGGGGTCATCGCTACTTCCTTTATCTTTTCCCAAGTAGTCTTAATCCCTTTCGGAATCATTCCCGTTTCTTCCATCAGGTCGCCAGCAGCCATCCGGCGAATGATGTCCGACTTTGCACCCAGTGCCTTCACAAAGTCAGGAAATGCCTGCAAGAAAGCATCACTGTGTGCCATTCCTCCTGTGCGTAACGAAGCATACTGTCCCAACTTACTGGCTACTACTCCCATTCCCTTGGCCATCCTAGTTGCCCCAAACAAAGGCATAGTAGTCAGGAATGGTTGCAGAGAGTTTTTTATGCTAGAAGAAACATTGAGGCCAAGAGTAGACAGTTGAAACCACCGAGATATTTGTCCCCCCACGGTTTCGATAGCTAGGGACGGCCCAAAGTCATTGTAGAAATTCAACATCCACTCTTTCGACTGTGCTGGTATGACCCTACCGATAGGAGACTTGGAAATCAGGTCTACCATCGTTTTCTTGTAGTCCATCCAGTCGATATTTCGTTGAAATGCCTTGTAGGTTTTAAGTCCCCGGACGAGAGGAATAAGCTGGTCTTCCACATACGGCCTAGCCCATCTCTGCCCATACCATCCTGCCTTGGTAAACTCCTTGGTTAGCCCAAGAATTTGTGGCCCTAGCTTCGTTCCGTGCCAAGCATAAGTAGATGCCATCGAGTTCAGATAATTCGGCAATACCTTATAGACATCCATCGAATAGACGGGAGGAGATGCCATAGCCGTAGCTACCGTAGTGAGGGCATCATCGAGGGATTGTGCTGTTCCCATATTCTCGAACAAGTGTTCAGCCATCATCCCTAGTCGCATATTCGCCGTGGGAGCAGAACCAAATCTGCCAGAGACATTGAATTTCTGGTCTTGCAGGGCTTTCTTAACTGCCGTAGCAAACGACGTTTTTGCGCTATCTCCCAAATCAGGATAGTTCTTTACAATACCTGTCAGGATTTCTCCTACTGTAGCCTTGGCATCTGCTATGCTGGCATTTACCTCTGCCCTTAGTGTTGGAACAAAGTCCGGTCTCACTAATCCTGCTGAGGTTGCCTCTTCCATTATCTTCCAGTCAGGCACTGCTGTCCCCATCCTCTTCTTCAGGAAGGAAGATACCTTAGTCTCAATAACAGATTCAAGCTGTTTTCCCCATCCTACCTTGCCAGACATAGTATGCAGAGACTTAATAGCTTCTTCTTCAAACCTGTCGTATCTCGCTTGGTGCGGGAAGTAATCCCTAATCCATCTGCCTATCCTTATTCCTTTAGCATCCAGTTCGGTTACTATCCTGTCCAGCATCTCCTCTGGAAACTTGCCCTTGACTTCCTCGAACATATTTCTCAACTTGTCACCGGCAGCTATGAGTTCGGGGGACATTTGGTTACGAAGATTGGGCATTATGGGTGCATTTCCTATTCCCTTGTAGATTGCTCCCAATTCTCCTGTACCCTTGTTCCAGCCCTGAACGTAGCCTATCAACTTTGCCTGATTAAGCCCATCCATTTTTCCTGCCCCTTGCAGGATTTTGGACATCTTATCCCCAAATTCTTTGATGAACAAGCTGGACTCAGTGGATACTCCTATCAGCTTCTGATACAGAGGATTAAACTGCCGGAGATTCGTAAAGGCCGAATGTATATAGGACATAAACGGCCCAACCTTAGCCGCTACTGGCTTCAGTCCTTCAGCAATCTCGAACATTGTTTTAGTTGAAGTAATTGGATAAGCAATGGAAGCTATCACCCCAATAATAAACAGGGGATTAGTAGAAATGTCAAGGAGGGTTTCTACCAGTTTGTTCTTCTTATTCCCCATTATCTGCCGTTTGAATGTAAGCAGTTCCGAGGGACTTAATGACAGGGGAGACAAAATGGAACGAGTAGTGGCATCTATGTTGCCACGAGCCAAGTTAGATAATGCCAATGCGGGACGGTCGTATGCGGTTAAAGGCCAGTCTCCAATCGCAACCCCGTGTGGGGCATATCCTTCCTCTTCCTCTGGTAGTATCTGCTGAGGCATATCATCCCGCTAACCCACAAAACTTTCCCCACTCGCCAAAGAAGGCCCGTGAACTCCACCAAGCTGGTTCATCAGGGCTTCCCGTGCCATCTGGCTTCGAGCCTGCACGTCAGGCATCATCGCCTGATACAAGAAATCCTCAGCAGACATATTGGCCGTCTGTCCTCTTATCGCGCTGGTTTGGAGTGCAGTTGACGATATTGCGGAGGCATCCTTTACTGCCTTTTGCAGTGCCATAAATAACAAGGCACTCCCTATTGCCCCCTTACCCGCGCTTCCCTTCAACAATGCCTTCCAATTCTTAGGGGGAATCTTGCCTTCTACTACACCCCGCCGAGCTAGTGCCATAGGCTCTATCCCTGGATACTTGGATAATTCCTCGTAGGGCATACCTTGAAACTCTGTGCCTGCCCTGCCGATAAGTTCTTGCATCATAGCCTCTGCTGAGGCTTTCATTTGTGCTGGCGTAGCCATAATCTTACCTCAATAGACTTACAAGGGACGAAGGAGGCCCAAAGTTTCCTACTGGTTCAGGCATTTGCGGTCTTGCCGCCTGCATCATTGCATTTATAAGCGACATCATCATAGCCGTTTGTCCCTGCTTATTCTGCATAAGCATTGCCATCATCATATTCTCTTTATTGCTTGCTCTGTCCTCTCGCTTCATTGACACAGCACGTCCGTAATCAGCCTCAGATGACTGCCTCAGGAAATCAATATATTGGCGACTAGCATCCTTACTCGATTTCATTTTCTTTTCTTCCATCCCCATCATCGCCTTCTGGAGATAATAGTTCTGGAACGCTTGGATGATGTCTTTGGTCATCCACTCTGCGCCAAGTGCTGCTCCGCCTATTGCCAATAATGGAACTGCCATATTATTCTCCCATACTCTTTCCTGCCGCCTGCATCGGAGCTAACCACCCCTGCAACACTGCGGCTACTTCCGGCTCCATCATAGTCTCATACCCTACCGGCAAATGCAACATACTCATTGGGTCACGTTGTATTGAACTCAGCATCTCAGCAAGGGGAGCCATACTGTCTTTCTGCCCAGACAAGTCGAATAAGTCCTTAACTATGCTACCAGTTCCAGTGCCGTATGCCTTGTTGTATCCGGCGATAGATGCCTTCTTTACATCAGGATTATTGCTGAATTGCAGGGAATCAAGAGCATTTTTCAGTCCAATTAACTTGGACTTGGCTTCCATCAACTCATCATATTTCTTGCCAGACAAGGTAGGAACCATTTTCTTTTCTCGAAGTTCCTTTGGTAATCCCCGTGCAAATTTACCAATTTTCCAAGCCAATCGTGCTGGTAGAGAAGCCTTTGCCACCTCTTCGTTCTCGAACTTTGCTATGGCCTTGGCATTAGCATCTTCTTCTTTTTCTTCCCCAGACAATTTCTGGGACTCAGAATCTGCCACAGATACCAACCCATCCACTATTCGCCTGACTTGGCTCAATTTGGTTGGGTCTAACTTCCCATCCGTTATAGCCTGTTGTAATCTCAGTGCAATGTCAGGAGAATGAATATCCATCGTAGTGCTGTCAATCTGGTTTTTAGTAAGCGTATCAAACAATATCCTGTCTACTATCCCTATAGCCGAAGAATCCTTACCTGCCGCATCGAAAGCAACTTGGGCAGACTGCTTCGTTCCAATCTCGGCATTGTCTGCCACGGCTTTATCGTTGTCTGCTTGCCCCGACATATTGAGGAACGAGGTAATAGCCTTCTGCTCATCAGCTTGTCCCTTGCTTACACTACCAACCAATCGAGTAAGCATACTGGCAGTTCCTAGTGAGGTAAACGTATTATGCCACATCGCTGCCTTCTGTTGTATCTCGGCTTTCCTCATCAACTCATTATATTTTGTCCAGTTTCTTTCCTCAGCAGCTTTGGAGAGGTCATTGCGCATCAGTTCCAGTTCTTTAGCTGCCTGCAATGAGAACTGATTTTCCTTGGCTCGGAACTCCGCATCGTCCCTGCGTCCCTTCTCCTCAGCAGCCAACTGCTTATCCTGCATTTCCATAGCTGCTTTCTGCTGTAATGCCTGTTGTGCAGTCCCTGCCTGTATTTGTCGTTCCTGCATACCTGCTGAGGCTGACAGCTTGGTGCGTTCTCCCTGTTGTCGCATAGCTTCCATCAGCCGGTTTTCCTGCCGGTCACGTTCCGCCGAAACTCCACCGGCTAACTGCGGACTTATACCGCCGCCAATTATCTGCCGTTCTTGTCCTCTTGCCATATTATGCCTGCCTCGTCCTGCTATTTCTACTCGCTTGGGTATACTGTTGCTGTGTAGGCTGTTGCAGTGTAGCCGCCGTGTTCATTATTTCTGCAATCGTTGCTACTACCGGCCCTGTATCCAGCGAAAATACGGGAGTCTCAACCAGCCAGTTAGCAAGATTCTCCATATTGGATGACCTCAACTGTTCTATCCCCAACTCGAACTCCGACTGTTGCATCAAGTAGGCTGAACTATTCTGTGCGGCCAACTGCATCGTCTGTATGTGGTTCTGCTCATTATAACCAATGAACATATTGCCTTGGGTCATTGCCTCCCCAACAGCACCCATATAGCTTATCTGTTGCTCTTCCCTTAACTTGGCATAGTTACTCTGAACCTGGCTCTGAATCTGCGCCATAGTATTTATTCTGGATGCCCTGAAAGACGCATATTCCTTGCTTCCTACCCCATACATCTGCGCTATGTTTCGTTCTTCACCCTTCATTGCTCCCAAGGTAGCCTGCACGGCTGCCTGCATATCGTGAGCCTTGGCAAAGTCCCTGTCTATTCCTATCTGCTTATTTATCTCGTCCAGCTTGGCAACCATCTGCCCCGCCCTAGTCCTAGCTGACTGGACATATTCATCTGCTTTCTCTACGCTGGCGTTCCAAGTATCGAGAGCCGACTGGACTCTTTCTCCCATCGCCCCCTGCAACCTATCAAGGCCCTGCAACGTATTTACCGTATTAGCACCCTGCATCTCCAATGCCGTCCCAGCCCTGTCTGCCTGTTCCTGTGTAGTCTGCCTCTGGGTCTCGAATCCCTGCAAAGTTCCCTGCAACTGACTCTGTAATGCCTGATATTGTAAGTTAGCGGGAGTCAGGGGTAAGTTTCCAGTATTTATAGCTCTGCGTTGGGTCGAAGTTAGTATCGTAGAGGTTGGAAAACTATTAACCCAAGACCCATAACCAGGAGTAGCCCCTGCCCCCAAGTAGTCCATAGTTGACTGTGGAACACTTACCTGCGCATTTCCACCTACTACAGTCCTAGTTCGAGCAGCAGCGTTCTGGATTGCCTGCTGTATAGCATCGTAGTCCAGAACCCCCGTAGTCTGATTACGAAACGCATTACCTAATGTAGCCGTATTTGTAGCCGTAGCCATCACTCACCTACCATATATTATACCACACACTAGCTATTGTCCGACACTTTTTTACTCCCCGTATACCCACATCCTATCTCCACGCAATCTACCTCAAAATCAACTCCAGATGCCAACTGCTCAATATAGGGAGTTACCTCTACACCGTCAATCCGCAGGGGCTTTATGGCCTTTGATGAATTAGCCACCATATCCACTTCTGAAGCCTCAGCAGATAATTCCTCTGCCCCATCCCTATATGCGCTGCATCGCCAGAAGTCGTTAGGATTATCTGTAAACCCATCCAATTCTCCTGCCTTGACCGCCACTGACGACATCTTCCATCGAGCAAACTCGCTGACCCCCTCTACCTGCAATGCCGGTAGTCTCATCTTGAACGGCACTGGATTTATAGCATAAGTATCTCCCACGGCAATCTGGCTGGTAAAATTAGACGCAAATGTCAGGATATGATTTTCTACATCAACAGAGGCTATTTCTCGACATTCTCCGGCATTATCGCCACTGGCCATATAACATAGAGTTCCCACCATATCGGCGTGAAATGTAGCATCGGTATCCGTAAGGGTATCCCCTATGGCCGTAGCCGTTCCGTTCAAAGTATATGAATCATCCAAGTCCCACATTGTTCCTGACCCGGACTTGTCGTAGTCGGGAGAAACTATTATTCCGCCCTCAGTTACAAAGTAAGCCCTTATCCTGCCGCCGCCCTCAATGTCCGGCCCTGATGTGACCGATACGAAGTTAGCACCTTCCAGAAGGGTGCAAACCTGTGTCGAGTGCCATACAATCGCCATCTCACTCCGGGCAGGATTCAGGAAAAACGAAGCGTTCATCAGCGAGTCATAACCGCTTTGGACATCGGCTAAATCTTCTGCCCAGTCGAGGAACAATAGCCTGTCCAATGCACTAATCTGTCCCATACTGCCATTACTGGCATCGAGCAGGACAAGTCCCATTGCCGTCAACATTATCACACTATTTCCTACTGAATGTGCTGCGCCTTTTCCAATAAGTCCCCGTTGCAGATGCAGTCTGGTAAACCGCAGGGGTTGCCCTTCCATCGCTTTATAAATATGGATAATAGCACTAGGAGACAATATGAACATCACATCTCCAGCTACCATAAACCGTAACGGCTCGCCTTCCTTGTCGTCTCCGAATCGGCGATTATAGGTGGAGAAGTATTCTGCTGAGGCTATCCCCAATCCGCTAAATACCGTATCATATCCATCTTGCAGGAACGTGATATTCTGATACCTCTCTACCGTTCCCGACGTAGGCAACTCGCTCACGATGTCCTTTTCAGGGTCATACGAATCATAGAATGGCAGGGCATCATCCATTATTGAACCAATATCCACCGTCAGTGCATCCCACTCACTGCTATCGTCCCAATTACCTGTCTTGGCAACAGATTGTTCCAGATAGAATATCGCTCCCTGCTGGGTCTGGACACCACTACCGAGATTGATTGTCCTGAATATGTCGATAGTGTCAAACATTGCATCGAAGTCGTCGTAATCGTGGTCGGCTAATACATCGTCATTGTCTGGTAAAGCTATGGTCGCCTTGCACGTTGGCTCTGCTGTAGTTGTGGGTTCTCCTCCACCCGTCAGAGTTGCTCCGCTTACGGTAATGTCGTCCTGATTTGGAGCTACTTCAGTAACTACCAAAGTAAGGGCATTGCCGTCTGCACCAGAATCTTTAGCCGTCAGTTGCACAGTAGTCAATCCGGCAACGGCAGAAACCTCAGCAGAAGAATCCCCATTTATCGCATCTGCAAGTGCTATGCAATGTCCCTCGGTCGTGGCCAAGGATGCTAAGGGAATTGTGACATCACTCCCTGCGCTAATGTATTCGTATGTCCGGCCATTGATGGTAAAGATGTCTCCTTCCACCATCTTGCCGCTATCTCCTCCTGCTGTGTTGAAGGTGATAGTTGCCGTAGCATAGGTAGTCTTGAATAGCCCTAATCGGATGGTAAGAGGCGCACTCAAGGCACTGTATATTCCACGAGTAGACGAATAGAATCGCCAAGCTACCTGATAAACCCCGTCTCCGGCCAGATTGTAACCATCGGCAACTACGGGAGAACCTACTTCGGTCGGGTAAGCTAATTCGGCTACCCAATCCCCCGGCCCCATATCTACTGTGACGAGTTCTAGTCCGTCATAGTAGACAGTCTTAGGGGCCTTTCCTTTCACGCACACGAACAGATACTGGTTATGCGAGGAGCAATCCATCTCTGCTGAGGCTGTTATGGAATTTCCCGTGTCCCATATTTCGTGAACCAGCCAAGTATCGCCATCGTCCAAAGTATAGAACAAGTCAACTCTCTGGTCTGTAAGGCTGTCTATGCTGTCCCATCGGACTACGAAGCCCCGATATATGTCCGATGTTTCTGGTTTTCTGAAGGTTACTTCCTTGATAAATGAAATTCCGCCATAGTCTCCTATTTCTTGGGGAGAAGTTGCGCTTGTTGCAACTGTAGCAGTCCCAGTTGCCGATAGCCAAGCAGCATAACTACCTGTTATGCCAGCAGAATTTTTTACCCAGGAATGAACGCTTGGGTCGCCTGCGGCTGTGCTTATCACATACTGAGTAGCACTAGTCTGCCAAAGCTCATACGCCTCATCCGCACGAGTATATTTAGCATAACCACCATACGAGCCATTCACATAGTAGTTACCTGTGCAATCAGGAGATAGAGTCCCCGTGATGGTAACTGTTCCTATAACTGCTTCGGATAAGCTAGTAAGTTTCTTCATCCCATAGAACTTCCGCAGACATCCTGCGAATCTGCCGTCGACTCCGGCTAGATGGGAAAATGTCCCCAACTTTACTTTCCCTGCCGGAATGGATTTATCCATCCTTGGCTCTGCTACCGGATATGATAGCTGAAATTCACTCATTATTGAATCTTCTCAATCAGCTTGCCATTTATTACTTTGTATTTTGATTCTAGGCAAGGCATAATCTCGGTTACAGATAAAAGTTCTATGCCATCCTGTTTAGGTTGTTGACCAAAACTGTTGTTGGGGCAAGCACCCCATCCTACTATTTCACCGTCAGATTTTCTGTATTTTATGAATTTTGTCATTACTTGCCTCTTGACTCTTGAGTATACAGTTTACGCAATCTGGCCTTGCATACAAGTGACGGGGTAACGGAGTCATATCTTCCCTGTAAGTAATAAGTATGCGCTCCGGCAGTAGGGGTATCCATAAAGGTATTTGCTATTGTGTAGTCATCGGGAGGACTTGCAGCCATAGCGTGTGATTCATAGACAATTTCCGTAGAATCACGGACTATCCTCATTTGTGCAAATGCCTGCCAAGTAGTATCGTAGTTATGGAAAATTAAACTATAACTACCTATGACGATACCGCCATCGCTAGTGGTTGCGAAGCTATCAAGGGTATCCCAAGTAGGATTCTTTGACAATGCACTGCTTTCAGCATCCGTATTGGAGATGCCACTATACATAGTAGAATCATCTGCGATTTTAGAGTTATCTACTGCAAGCCCATTTATCATATTAGTAGTAATGGCATTGGCAACCAAGGTATCGGCATATAATCCGACTACTCCTGCTACATTCTTAATCACTGCCGTCCAAGCACCGCCTGCATTATTGGAGACATACAATCCATTGGAGTCAATGCGCAGACGGGTATCTCCTCCCAACGATAAGGTAATCGAGCCGGAGGTGATTGCTCCCAATGCCGCATTGATAGCAGCCAAGGTATCGAATTGTCCTAGCCCCGCCCGCAATGACCTGTATGCCGGTGTGGGAATGGCTACTCCTGCATCGTTATAGCACATTACCCAATTCCCAGAGGCTATCGCAGTAGACAAGGTATTGGTTGTCTTGAAGGTCGTATTGGAATCATCAGCATCCCAATATATCCACAGGTTAGTGTCCCCGTCTCCTACTGCTTTGGCTACTATCGAATAGGTATCCCCTCCATACTTTAATGTCCCCGCAGACCAGCCTACCTTGCCAGTTCCTGTATCTCCTGTGAATATGATGCCTGACAGGAAAGGAATATCTGCCGACAATGCCGAACCCGCAGGCGCACCTGCTACGGCATAAAGAGTTTCGGATACTTGGATTCCACTGGAGACGTGAGTAAAAACTATAGTAATAGCCGATGTTCCGTCTCCGATTCTGGTGTAGGTAATACCATCCACGGTATCGGGAGTTGGTGCTGACAACGTAGCGTCTGCCCTAGTAATGACAACTGTTCGAGTAGCTATTGATGCTCCACTTTGGTAGAAAGTTACGGTAAGAGTAGAAGTTGTCGCAGTGGGATTCCAGTTCCCCGGCCCTGCTTCCTGAACCCACGCCAAACCGTTGTTAGACTCTATCGAGCCGAATATGGCGTCAGAGCCTGCCGCACCATCCAACACATCAATCAGGGTTATAGTATCCAATGCCTGCCCCGAAGGGCCGTCTTTCAGGGTGATTACTTTGCTCAAGTCAATGTCCGTAGCATCCAATACTCCTGTATATCCATCACTACCAGTAGCATATCCGTTAGCGACAGTAATCTCGTTATTGGACGGGTCATAGAGTTTTACAGTCCCCGCAGACAATAACTCATCTTCACCCATAAAAATACGATGGGCTTCTACCGTCAAAGTTCCTGTCCCATTCTTGATGGCTGTTCCGTTGGTAGGTTTAATATAATACACTAGCAGTTCAGTAGCGTCAGTTCCAGGAGGCCCGAAACCTCCAAGACCTGTTGGCCCCGGAGGGCCGGGTGGCCCAGCAGGCCCAATTATTCCCTGAAGGTTATAGTTTACTACATTTCCTACCGGCTTCGAGAAGGCATTTATTAGCCCAATTAGGGTAGCAGTATCCATACCTCCAACACTCTGCCCTGCCGAATCGTATCCGGTAGAAGTAAGTCTCGACAGAACTCCGCCTCCCCACGGAGTCACAACTCGTAAGCCGGAAACTCCAATAGGCTTGTCTATGGCAGGTATATATGCTCCCGTCACGGCTAAGTCAGCCGCACCTACTGCCAGCGAACTTCCACTCTCTGCAAAAGTATCTGCCATACTAAAGGTCGTTAATGTCGTCAGTTATCAGGCCAAATGTTTCAAACCTTACTTCATAAGTAGGATAAAAATAATTTGATGCGTCGTCGTTGGTAATTCTTGCCACCGACAAGGGGTGAATATCAATATATATCGTAGTCCACGTCTCATCGGGAATCGGCGTAGTTCCTGAGTGCAGGGTATTCCACTGGTCGTTATACCATCCTTCTATGATTACTTTATTATTTCCGCCAGTAGCAGTATTGCCATAAAACTTTACTGCCCTACAGGGTGCGCCAGTGAGGTAATAATACAAAATATCTCCATAATCATCAGGCTTACCACTCGTTGCCGTATCGCCATCTGATGCGGCGGCATAGGAAGCAGAAGTATTCCCCGTAGCTACTACATAACCAAGTCCCAAATGCCATTCCCAATCAAAACACGCCCCTATATCGTTGCGTATGCCCTCATTGACATCGAAAACAACCTTCTCGCTTACGACCTTGGTATCACTGCCCCCAGCCTCCGACCAAAACTCATCCGACTGGACAAGACCGTTACTGTCTGGGAAGGAATTACAAGTAAAGGCATCTACTTCACTAATATCGAACATTCCGACATCCCAATTTCCAGTAAGAGTTGTAGTGCCGTCCCGTTTCAGATAACCAGCAATCCCGTGATTGCCCCAATCGTATGCAGAGTTCCAATCAGCAGAATTGTAATCACCCACTACAAGAAGATTGGTAATGTAGTCATAAGTAAAATCAGCATCAGATGAAATGCTACTACCTGCATTTGAAACCATTACCCGTCCGCCTGTAAGTCCGGATAATGTCAAATTTACAAATGTAGGAGAAGCCGTAGTCCTCAAATCCTGCCCAACCCAAGAATGTCCGTTAGCATCTTCAATATGAGCAAACAGGGGAGATGCGTAGTCAATCAAATCACTCTGGTTATTCAGGTCTCCAGTGATATGTCCCCATTCTGCATTAACATCCCAGGCATTAAGAAGGTTGAATATGTCCGTTTGCTCGTTTATATCCCCTTCTATGCCCCCCCACGACACGTTCAAACCATTTAGCAATGCCATCAAATCTTCTTGGTCATTGATGTCTCCAAATATCATTCCCCAATACCCGCCTATCGGCGCACCAACAGCCTCAGCAGAAGAACAAAACACTCCTGTTGCCAACAGAATCGTTGCAATTATGATAAACTTACGCATTAGTATGCTCTCCTGTATCTCCGGTTATCGTAGTTATCTGCTCTCAGCTTGGAAGCATCCTCAAGCACGGTATAGTATGTCGTTAGCCGCAAGTTCCGCACTTGGTCTCGATACATTGCCAATATCCCGCCTGCCCGCTTGGGATTGTTTTCCACGTTCATAATCATATAGGCCGCATACAGGGCAAGCACCCCATCCATTCCCTGATTTATTGCCGGGGCTATTTCGTAGTAGATGTATCCACCGTCTCCCGCAACCGGCACGGGGTCAAGAGGACTATTCAAGGTAGCTATTCTCGTAGTCCTGTCGTAATCCGTAACTGTCCGTTCCTGCACATAGTCCCCAGTAGGACTAGTCCCTGTAACGTCCAAAATGCGAAGTATGCACCCTGCATAAGCATTATCTCTTGTGTCCAAAGTCCCCACGGAGGGAGTAACCGGCAATGTGACCTCATCTCCATCCGTATTCACCGAACAAATACCATTGTTAAGCCGAGCAGTTCCGACTGTTGTATACTCCACTACTACCTCGGAATTTACTCCCATAAGGGCTTCAGGATTTTGTATGTGCAGAGTCTTACCCTCTACCCATATCATTCTACCCGCAGGATTATGTATCCCCTTAGAGTGGTAAAAGAATTTTGTCTGGTTGGTAGCATCCAAAGCATAGATAGCCCATACCATCCCAAGATTAGGTGGTAAAGGATAAACATACTTGCTTGCTTCCAGAGTAAGAGTCAGCCTAGCCACTATGGGTGTTCTGCTATTCCTGTTTATCTCTCCCAATACTACGGGGTATGCCTGCTCTATCTTGGTTATCAAGTCAGTATCCGAATACTTGGCCGTAACATCCGGCTCATCAGTATGAAGCCTAATGTCAGATATTGCTCTCGCCAAGAACGCTTCGGATATGGTTGTTTCTACACTGACCGCCGTAGCTATGTCCTTCGTAAATGCTACCGTTCCCGCCACGGGAGTCATAGAAGCCTCAGCAAAAGAGTATCCGGCAAGGTGACAGAAAATGTAGTATGCTACGCTGTAGTGGAGATTAAACACTACGGCTCCTGCATCGTTAGTCGTAGTCGGTCTCACCACTGAGCCTCCACGGGCATTTGTAGTATTCAGCCATACGGTCACGCCCGGAAGCGGAACACTTCCTGTAGTGCGTATTGTCAGGGTCACTGCATAATCGCCCGGCCCTAAGTCCTCTCCACCCTCTACCCACGCTGAACCATTCCAGTATTTTGTCTCGGTGACAGACCTGACCTGTGTTCCATCCGAATTGTAACACACTCCATAATAATATCCGGCAACTACGTCAGCAGGCATATCTGCTGAGGCTAAAAGTCCCCCATCTACGGTCGCCGCTATTTTGTGGTCATCGAAGGCCGACCAAGCACCAAAAGACCCATCAGCAGGGTCGCATACTTCTCCTGTTTCGGAATCTCTTACGACGGCATAAACGGTCTCATCTTGCAGTATTTGGAATTGAAATTCGGCTGCCATATTATCTAAACCTCGTTGTTCATTCCAAGTGATGCGAAAATTTTATTTTTTGCCCTCGGCATTACCAACCGCCATATCTGCCCGAACCACCTGCATCTGTTTTAGGAACTTTGATTGCCCCTAGCGCCTTTTCATATAGACAGCCGTTTACAACAACATTCCCAGCCACATTATTTATATCCGGCGCACTATTCCCGGCACTAACAGCATTGGTGTCGAAGATACATCTATCAATCAATACATTTGCCGAGGCGTTGTTTACGAATAATCCCATCACGTTGCCCGTCCTGCCGGAATTGCCCTTCGTTATGAACCGGCAGTTATCAAAAATGTAATTATATGCCCCCGCGATTTCAACAGCGCACAACTGATTCACTGTCGTTTGAGTGTCGTTTATAATGAAGTCGCAGTTTAGATATTTGCCCGAACTGGCTGATTGCAGGGCGTGACCTGCATTTGCGACAGTGCTGCTGGCCTCGAAAGTGCAATCTCTGAAAAGATTATCCGTGCCGCTCATCAGGTTCGCGCCGTCCCAGTTTGAGCTTGAATAACACCTGATAAAAGCGCTTTTGCTCGTAGCCCCGTAAAACCCGTCCGTAGGCCCATAAGCGTAACAATCCTCGATATATAAACCGGAAGAGGAATTGACAGACCAGCCGATATTTGTGCCGACCGCTTTTATGTTACGGTATATCGAGTTGCTGTCGCTTGCGCCCGTGGTAATTCCCGAACCTATAACTATCGAACCTTTCGGCCCTACGCCGATAACTTCAAGCCGCTTGCCCGGCGAAATCGCCTCCGCGTAAGTCCCCGGCCAAATCAGGATTTTATCGCCGCTTGAGGCGGCTGAAATAGCCGCTGCGACCGTCAGGAACGAATCGGTTGCAAGATTCACGGGGTCGCTCGTCGGCGCGCCTGGATTCCCGTCGTTACCGTTTTTACTCACGAGCCACGTGTTTGTCTCCGAATAATCGGCAAAACACATCGAAGCAATCAAAACCATAACCAATACTATCTTTTTCATTTTCAAAATCTCCTATTTCGGTAAAAAGACCTTATGGCCTTCCCGCGTCGTAAATGACCATTCCGTTCCAGCGTTTACGTCGTAGTCGTTCTCTGAATCAATCCGCCAGTAATAGGTAGTATCAGGTGGCAGACCATTCGGGTTATATGTCTCCGCAAACATATCATTATCTATACCGACGACTTCGCCTTCTAATATGCTCGTGGGCGGCGTGTCGGTTCCGAGATAGACGCGGTAATTATCGACATACAAGAGATTGCTGTAAGCCAGCGACCAGTTCAGGGTTTGCTTGATGTCCCTGTCTGTGGCCGAGTCGGCGGGCGTTGCGTTTGTTACCGTATTCGGCTCTTTCGTCGAGGGCGTCCAGAAGTGCGCCTCGTTTACTCGCCAAGCCCCGGCCGTGCCGGTCGCCTCAATCCTCATACCGACCACTGTTTGAGATGAGCCGATTTCTATCGTGTTCCAGCCGGCGGTTGAAGTTGCCGGCCCAAGTATGGTATGCCAGGCGTCGGAATAATTGACATCGACAGTGATTGTCTTGTTTGCGACATAAGAGACGTAAATTCGTATTTTGTTGCAATCAGAAACTCCAGCGTGAAAAAGATTTAGATAGCTGCCTGCCGTTGGTGTGGTCGCTTGGACATAAGTAGTCATATTGCTGTCGTAGGCGTATGTCTCATTTGTCCACTTCGAGTTCGGGTCGCTGTTTGAGGTCGGCAAGACCCATTGTGCATTTGCTATTACCGCCATCAACAGGACAATCAACATTGATAAATGTATTCTCATTTATGGCCCTTCCTAAATACACACACCAAATAAACGTAAAACCTCTCTAAATCCGGCATTTCCGCCTGCTATCCCTATCCCAATCATCACTCCAATAATCGTCCACTTGACAACCGTTACCCTAGCCGCCACGGGACATAGGATTATATGCTCTGCCAAGGCTTCCGGTAATGCCTTAGACAAAAAATGTTCAACCCTCATATCTATGTGTTCTTTGTCGTCTTTGTCTAGGGTCATCAATTTATTCCTTTAGTAGCCATTAACTTCAACCGTTACATTATCTTCGGCACTGATAGCTGTAAACCCTACCCACAATCTGTCGTAGATAGTCCCATCAAATTCCACTTCGGAAATTCCAGTCCCTGATTCGTCGCTTGAAACAGAATAGGTCATCCTCGAATACTTCGTCACTGTTGCTGTTTTGGCAAAATACCGTCCTGCGGCATTGGTCTGCGTCCCCGCTACCCACGCCACTGAACCCAGATACTTCACCGAAGTCTCCCCAATACACGCCCCGAACAGGTGCATCGTAGCAGTCCCCGCATTGTCGTTGAAATGCGCCCGCAACACAACTCCATTCCAGTTCTGGTAGAGTTGCAGGTTCAGGGGAACTATCTCAGCCTCAGCAGAATCCAGCATCCTGGATACCAGCCGATGCGTTACCGTCCCGTGGGGATTGTAGCTGTTATCTACCGTGGGCCAGTCTACCGTAGCAATAGCCGTTCTCAGGATTTTCCACTCACTTTTAAGAGTATGTGACAACATATCTATTTCTCCACTATACTACTGCCATTATTTTTCTTGGGGAACTGTTCCACTTCATTCTCTCACTGTCCCCATCAGCCTCGTCCTGCAATCTGCTAGTTCCCTCGTGTTCCGTGTCCCTTATAAACCGTCGGGTTTCGTCTGCCGTTACGGGACTATTGAGCCTCAGCAGAATACTCTGAAACATATCTTTGCTGAGGTTTTTCAGCGATTTGCCCATATTCAGAGCATCCACGAACAGATGATGCCCCTCGTCTACCCACATTCCGATGACCCAAGTGCCTTCACGCCGGTGGAAATAAGAGAAAAGCTGGTTTTTTATGGCCTTGTCTTTGACGTGGTTCTTCAGGTCTCGCAGACACTGCAATTCAACCAACCAGTGTTTCTTGGGTTCATACCTGCAACTGGCTCCGACAAGCATATCGAATCTCCTATGATACCAATGCAGAGCCTACTTGGATTCACCACCCTTTCGACTCTGCCATACAGGGAGCCGTTTATTATGTTGCTACGGGACAAAGTATGCCCGAAACATCTACCGTATCACAGTGGTAGCACTCGTATGACTTGCAGGAGCCAGGGTCAACCCCCGTAGCCTGTGTCATATCGTTAGCATAGCAATTCCTAACCAACGCACCAGTAGCAGCAGCCGACAACTCAATGGAATGGTCTCCTGTCTGTGTATTCTGGAGGAAGCAGTCCTTCACCAGCAAGTTCGTCAGGATAGAAGCACTCTCAATGCAGGCTTCCGTATAATCCCCCCAGAACTCGCAGTTCTTTACCGTTAGCCGGTCGATGACTGCATCAAGGGTTATTGCTGCATTTGTTCCCGCCGCTACTAGCGCGTAGAACCTGCAACCGTCAATGATACTGCCGTCGCCTACGTTAGCCGCACCGAAGTTTATGCCGTCTACGGCTTCATAACTGGTGACATTGAGAACTACGTCACAATTCTTCATCGTGAAGCAGTCGCCGTCCACGTCAATCATCGCCGTAACGTCCACAGCCGCCATCTTGATAATGAGATTTACGATGGTGACGTTAGCCGCGCCAATATCAATGTCGCAACCAGCCGTTGCCGCATATCCTACAGTGATGGTAGGCCGTTTGTCTCCGCTACCCAGTCCTATTACGGTGATTCCCGCAACGTCTAGGTCAATACCAGCAGCCGCCACTACCGATTCCGTATGGGTAGGAGCTACCAAGATAATATCCTGTTGATTATCCGTGCAAAGTCCCACGGCGTAGTCAATGGTAGCCAGAGGCTGTTCCCACGAATGACCGTGTTCACCATCGTCAGCATCCAGAGCTTCCGAGTGTGCGCTATCTACGAAAAATACTTCGGAGTTAGCCAACAGGTTAATTCCGAGACTCGACAGATAGGGTAATATCGTCCACCCATATCTTCTAATCATATCCTGCATCTTCAATTTAGTATCTCCTTACTATTCTAAACTAAACTATTCAGGTTAAAAACTGGGGGACGCTGGACACCGAGAAGAGGAGCTAGCGTCCCCCCAAAATCCAGATAACACTACACCAACGCATCCTCTGTCAGGTTGTAGAGCTTGATGCTTCGCACATCCATCGGGCAAGTCAGCGTATACATCCAGAACGGAGCCTGAACCATATCCGCCTGTGACACTATGCCAGTGGTAGTGTTTGCCTTCTGCACGGGCATAAATATCCCGTTGAATCCCGCAGTCGGTGCGTAGAACTCAAGATTCGAGTCTACCCCGCCGTCTGTTCCGCCGAGGCGAGGAGGCACATACCGTTTGATATTGCCTTCACCCAATTTGATTCCATACAGCGTATTCTTCAGGCACATCGGAGATACAATCCACCGTATGTCCCTGCCGTCGTAACTGTAGGAAATCATCGACCAGCCGCCCTTATAGGCTAAGGCTTTTCCAGTCCGGTCGTAATTGAACTTGTTATTGCCCAAATACGCCTGTTGCTGGAACTTGTCGATTACTCCCGCACTCGATATGAACGTATCAATCGAAACTCCGGGGTAACTGTCGAGGAATCCTCGCAGATACTTGTTCAATACCATTTCGGTGAGAGGCCCACTAACATCCTTCACCAGAGACCTGAACTGCCGGTAAGTGTCGATATTGAGATTGCCACCAAGAATTGTTCCTGATGCGGCAATCCAGTCCTCAAGACCCCAGCTTATCATCGGTCTCGTAGCCGATGCATACAAGCCACATTTCTTGGCAACAAGCCACATTCCAGCCGCTATCGGCAGAGAGTCCTCACCCGTCCATCCGTGCGTATCGTCATAAGCAACGATTGCGCCTGTAGTGGACAGATGACCCCTAACAGTGATAGTCCGATTGACATAATCCACGTTGGTCACAACCACGTTGATGTATACACCCGTAGTTGTATCGTCTACGTTGACTATATCAGACCCGTCATCCGATGCACCTTCTTGCAGGGTATCCGTGCTGGTAACGTGAATATCCAGCAACATACCCGTCCTGAAGTTGTGTATTCGACCATACGCCTCATTTATAGTAATGAGGACGTGATTAGTCGTGCTTATCTCAGCAGCCGCCGATACTCTGCCCAAAACATCCGTCTTGTAACCCGAACTGTTTGTCGCCTTGTAAGCGAAAAAGCTGGCAGCTTCCAAGATGGCCTTACCCTTGCCGACACCTTTCAGGATTCTGGCAACTTCCTCAATCTGCGTGGCATTGAGCATATCTGCCTGCCGATACATATTGGGAATGTTGAAGTTACCCGTGACTCGGTGAAGGGTCAACTGGCGTTTGATAACACCAGGATACTGTGATGCCATACCATCAGGGAACGGAGTAAGGTCACTATCGTCAGGGTCAACCCCCGCCGTTTCTGTGCCTCTCATATTAGTTGTTCCCGCAACAGCAGGCCCATTCGGACTGGCATTTTGGAACTCGCCACTGACACCCGTATCGAACAGGTGAGTAACTTTCCATCCCCTGCCAATATCCGTATTCCTAGTCACCCGCATAGTCGTGCTTTCGATTTCCGAAAAAATCGGCGCAATCTGCGGAAGTGACTCTAACAATATCGCCGGAAGTTCCTCTCTAATCTGGTCATCCAGCGATGTAATCAAATTCGTAGAACTTGAAGCAGCCACGTCATACTCCTTAAATAGACAAAGTTAGTAAACATTACCTTGCCCATCAAGGACTACCAATTACGTCGCATTGAATCATCTACTATTGGCTAGTTCTTCCTGCCCTTATAAGCCGTTGGAAGAACCTATTAACGAAATTCTCCTCATAGCCAGGTTCGGTAGACTCTTTGCGCTTCACTGGTTCTTTGGCGTAGGCTTCGGACGGAATATGCCCCGGCTGTCCTAGTGGTATTACAGGAATACCCTTGGACGCTAGTGACGGTGTGCCGAACCTCTTAATCTGTTTCTCCAGATTTCCTCTCACCTCCTGAAGGGAAGAAGAAATCATCGAGTTCGGTTCCGTCTGTTCCTGACTCAAAACCCTCCTCTGAACGTCTTTGAAGGTCTGGTCTAACAATTCACTTTTCAACTCACTAACCAGTGCCTTATCGCCACCGGCTAATTCCTCTACCATTTTAACACAATGCGATTCTGTGTCAATGGCCTTGTTGATGGAATTTTTCAACAGGGTTATCTGGTTGTCCAGCATCATCTGGTAAGCATACCCCATTACGGCCTTACCCTGCTCGTCTAGGTCGTTTACCGACACTTTCTTACCACTGGCCTCAGCAGAAGATTTCCCCTTACCCTCTCCAGTTTCTGTTTTCAGGGAAGAAATGAACTCATCCGGGTCGAGTTTCAACAATCCCGCCAGTTCCTTGGCCTGCGCTTCTACAGCACTCACGTCCTCTGCCGAGGAAATCTCCCCATAAAGTTGCTCTATGCGCAGTCCCTTGGTGGCTTCTTTCTTCAGTTCCGAAGCGGCCATAAACCTAGCATCTGCCCCCGCCGATTTTTCAGCTAGCTTGATTACCTCCTCGTTAGTGAGTTTCTGCTCCTTGCCGTCCACTTTGATGGTTACAAGCTCGTCCTTCTTTTTACCAGCCTCTGCTAAGGCTTTTTCTTCTGCTGCTTTTTGTGCGGCTAGTTCTTCTGGTGTAGGCATACTAATTGCTCCTCTCTGTAAAATTGTCTGCTAACAGTAGCCATCCCGACAGTCGGGGTAGGTCTACATCATAGGTTGTCCCTGCTCCTGTCCCATTTCCATCATCTGCTGAGGCATTATCTGTTGTCCCATACTTTCAGCCGCGCTATCTTCCGGCGTAGGCATACCCGTAGGCAATACTCCCAGCCCTGACAGGTGTTTCTGCCTATGCTGCTCGAAAAATTCCCTGACTGGCTGGGATGCCAGATAAAATTCAGGTCTCGCCATAAAAGCATCTAGAACCTGCAAGTGGATAACGTGCATATCACGGTCTGCCACTATTACGGCGTTCTCGTTAGGAATTTGTCCATCTCCAAATAACAGGAGATTTTCGAGCATTGCTCTCCGGTAATTCTGCCATTCCTGCTCGTTACCTACCGGCAGAGATAATCCTCTCTTGCGGACTTCGATACGGTATTCGGTAGGGGTTATAGTGCCGTCCTTCAGGGCCTCCTTCAATTCCAGTTTCTGTAATTCGCTGGATATTGGAATCTCAGAAGCTACCGTCACCGTAATCTCGTCGGGATGGGGTATGGCATTTTTTGCCAGTTTCATTGCACCTGTTTTTGAATCAAATACAAGTCCAGCTAACGAGTCGTCAAGTTTGTTGACATTGATGACCTTATCATCTTTCCACGTTGCCCTGATAATCCCCAGCAGACATCGGTAGCATCCGGCTACGCCACCGGCGATATTACGGGCTACGGGAGACAGAGGTATTCCCGATGTCTCATTGAGTATGCCTAGTGCGGGGCCGGAATCAACCCTGCCTGGTGCGCTTCCACTCATCAACTCTACCGGCTGATTGGCAACCCTGTCCATCAGTTCCATTCCTACCTTCAATCCCTGCACCGGCAACAGACCGGAATTTACGGGATTGATGACATAGGGCTTCAAATCCTGCTGTGAGGTATAGTCCGGCTCATACCGCAACATCTTTACCCCGTCTTTAGACTCGATAGCATCGGGAGGTATTCCCAGTGTAGTCGCCAAAGCCAGAATACCATATTGGTCAATATCCTGTATGTTCTGGAATGTCCTAGCTATGGTATATTCCATCTCCGTATTGAGGGGAATAAGCTGGTCTATGAAACTCCGTCCATAAAATCCCCCTACGTCCGTATGCCGTATGACTTGGCACGGGGTATACAACTTATTCTCCGAAAAGTTTTGTTTGTATACCTGTTTTCCTCCCGCGAAGATATGATACTCGGCCAAATAGTCATCAGGAGTATCGAGCCATACTTCTCCCATCTTGACCAATTCTTCAGTTTCGTCATCCTTCTTCTGTCCTGAGCTATCTCCCTTCTGTCTCGACTGGACAGTAAAGGTTGACCCAAAACCATTGGAAGCTAACGTTCCCTGAAACTTGGAGTAGACCGGATTGGGAATCTGCCCTGCCGGAATAACTACCTTATCGGCCTCGGCGAGCTTTGCCCTGTCCCCCTTATCGAGTATAGCCAATTCTTCCAGCCATCGCTTTGGGACAAATCTTACCCGTATCTTTCCCCTTGCACCGGAAGCCAGTGGAACATCCGAAGGAATCGGCAATAATTCCCACGGGGGGACAACCTCAATTCCCATCGAATCCTCATCCTGATACCATACTACCAGT